CTTAAATACAAATCAATGTTTGCATGATTAACTTGTGCTTTTATGATTTCGCCTTGTTGCAAAATAATTCCTGCATTGGTTTGTAATTCTTCGGTAGCGTGTGCCGCTATGTTATGTTGCTTATAAATAAAAAACTCATTAGAGCTGGTATCTGTTATAGATACATCTAAATTGGTTTGTTGATTACCATGGTCACAAGCTAAAAAACCCTTGATGATTGCAAAATCAAAATCGCCACCGCTAGGTGCTGTATAGATAGTTTGTTGTGTGGTAGCTGTAAAAGAATACTTAATATTGGTTGCTCTTTGAATGTACTGTCTTTTTGCGGATAAATCCATTATCTTCTACCTCTATTGCGTACATCTAATCTAATTTTTCCTACTTGGAAATCTTGTGTGGTACTGCCTGTGACTGTCAATGAGACTTGTCTTGCAGTAAACCTCGCATCTGTGTAGCCATCAGTTTCAAAAGTAAATGATCCAAAGTCCGTTTCAGGGCCTAGTGGAGTAAATCTACCTTTGAAACTAAGGGTGACACCTGGAAGTGTATTAGCTTCTTCGTCTGGAAGTATTTGATTGCATTGCACATAATTATCACCATTGCCTATTTCGATAGGCCCAGAGGTGGCATATGGTACAGCATCGCCTAAATTTGGTGAGTTACCTAATAGTGTTGATTCGTGTTGATAAATAAATCCAGCATTATCTGCTGATGTTGGGAAATCAAAGACACCTTGGTCAACCCAACAACCTCTGTCTAGCTCACCAATAGACCAAACATTTTCGCCATAGTTCCATATAACGTATTTGTTAGGTGCGTATTGATTATCACCGCTAGGGAAACCCCACCATAATTCATTAAAGTTAGAGTTATGACCGCCCCAACAAGCCTGTCTACCTGGTACATTAAGTTGATCGTAAACATAATCATGCACTTCGCATGGTATTTCTCTAACAGTACCATCGTACACAAAGAAAGAGTTTTCACCCATCCATGTTAAGAAGTTACCAGTTGTAACAATGGATCTTCTGCTGACTGTTTTACAGTTAGTACCTGCATCTGCAATACCATAAACAAATGGTGAACCAGCATAAAACATTCTGCTTATACCAGTATCACTAAAAATGATAATGTCATTGCCATGTGATGCTGCCATGATTGCTCTACCACCTGTAGGTATTTGCAAATCACCTGCGGTGTTTGTAGCTTTAGATGTCCAGTTAGTGTTGTCTTCTCTGTCTGACCATGAGATTTTTCTTGGATCTCCACCTGAACCAATAGCCACCAAATGTCTTTCATTGGTTACTATGATTGCTTGACATCCTGTAGGTGCGTTGGTTACGACTGTACCTATGGTATCGGCTGTACCGCCTGAGTTTGGTCGCCATTTATAGATTTTGCCATCAACGGAAAAACAAAAGATTAGGTGTTCTCCCCAGTTGTCAAAAGAAAAATGACCTGATTTTAAAGGCAATCCTGATTGTGAACGAGCATCACCATAATCTTCTACATTGTAATGGTATGCACCATAACCTAACGGATCAGCACTTGCATCATTAACAAAACCTGATGGCGTAATATCAGTCCAGGTGTTTTTGTATAAAACGTAAACCTTTTCTCTTGTACCAACTGCTAATATAGGTTGACCTAAATTATCGTTATAGGCGTACATCCCAATGGGTGCACCATCTAGTGCTGTGCTTCTAAGCTTTGTCCAACCACCAATAGGTTTTAAATATCCGTTTTCAAAACGAACTAAATTTCCATCAACCCAACGGCCTTTGTTAGCATAATCAGTTCCATTTTTGACTATACCCGCAGGAGGTGTGATCGGAAATAATGCCATTCAATTAAGCAACTAATTGTTTTGTTTCACTTGTTGGATTGATTTCGTCTGCAATTTTTGAGTCAAGACCATCTTTTAAAGATTGTACTTGCTCTTCACCCATTGCACCTTCAACCCAGCCTTGTACTTGAGCAGCAGTTACGCTGTCAAAGTCTGTGAAATCAGAAAGATCAGATGTGTCTAATGATTGCGTTCCATAAACACTTGCTGTGTAAGGATTACCCTCTGGATCTACTTCAGTATCAGTAGCGTTTATTCGCCAATGCACGTTATAGATTACATTAGTGTGATCTTCGTCAGTAGGATATACATCTACTGTGTTTACATTCCATTCATATGATATTGCCATTTTATACTCCTTTTAATTCTGCTACATCGGCTTGTAGCTGTTCTATTATTTCTTGCTGTTCAATCATTGCTTTAGCAAGTAATGGAACAAGTTTTGATTGGTCAATGCCTTGGTATTTAGGCTCACCTGCTTTTTCGTGACCTTCAGGATAAACTTCGTCTTTATCACCACCTACAGATTCTGGTACAACTTCTTGTGTTTCGTGAGCAATAAAGCCATCAATAACAGTATTCGTTGAGTCTTTAATCCAGTTAAATCTTACTGGTTTGAGTTCTTTTAATCTTGGAATAGCATCCCAATCATAAGTTACATTTTCTTTTAATCTGTAATCTGATGAGGTTTGATATTCTACACTATTAGCAAGCACTCGTATTCTTCCAGAGTCTGTGCCTTGCTGTCTAAAATCTATCACATAAGTAGATTCTGAGGCGTTGGTATTATTTAATATTAAAGCTTCATTACTGCCAGAAAAATCAAAGACTTGTGTACCTCTACCATCATTGCCAAAAGACCAGCCTACAACTGTTGCATCTGTAACAGTTTTTGTTACAAAAACATTTTCATTTGTATCAATCGTTAATGCGTTAGATGTAGCATTATCGTCAATACCAGTTGAAGTAAACCCTGTAATTTTATCGCCAGAGGTAAGAACAATATCAGATCCGCTTGTGCTGTTACCAGCAGTTAAAACCTGAGTTAATGTACTTGCACCGCTTGATTGTGAATCAACGTATGCTTTAACAGATTGTTGCGTTGGTATTAAGGTTGCTGAATTAGAAGCCATGTTGTCTTCGTCAACCCAGCCAGTTACATTAATTGTGCCATCATTTAAACTGCCAAATGTTAGAGCTGTAATGGTGGTTGCAGCAATTGTTCCGCCTTCTACTTTATTACCGCTAATTTGATTGTCAGCTAAAGTTAAAGTTCCAGCAGATACGTCAAGCGTTTTGCCAGAACCAACAGTAACATTGGAAGTTGCAATGGTAGATCCATCGATCGTTCCGCCATTAATGTCTGCACTTGTGGCTGTTAAACTTGTAATGGTGATGGCGGCTATAGTGCCACCCTCAACCTTATCGCCTGATATTTGGTTATCAGCTAAAGTTAAAGTACCAGATGAAACATTTAAGGTTTTACCAGACCCAACTTTAAGGCCCACACTTGTTCCTGTGCCATTGGCTGTAAAAATGCCATCTAAAGAATCAAGATCTGTATTTATTTTTGTACCCCAGGTATCGGTGGATGCACCAACCTCGGGTTTAGTTAAGTTTAAATTAGTAGTAAATGTATCTGCCATAATGTGTTAGTGTTTTTAAGTTTAATTATAAACAATATAATTAACCTTCGTATAATTATTTACGCAAATGTTTAATTAAGCGTTTTCTAGTGCCTCTATTCTTGCTGTTATTCCATGCCTGAAATCAAGTCAAATACTAATTTGCTGCAATTATAAATGCTAAGAGTTCATTATACCTGACTCCTAATCTAGTTTTCTCTTCACCTGTTGTTTCGTCTGTCCAAGTGGTTGATATAAACATACCATAATCACCTGCATCTAATCCCTCAGCGGCAAAAGCGTCTTGCAAGTCTTGAGCCATGATTCCAAAATGGATTCTAGCGTCATTGCCTTTTTCTTCAACAGCAGACTTCCATCTGTATTTTTTAAGCAAACCTTTCGCTGAAACCGCAACTCTGGTTTCTGCTTCTGTTAAATCTTCTATATCTTGTTTTTCATTAATGTCTGAAGTTTGAATAGTTCCGTTAGCTGCATATATGTCTTTGAATCTTGCTCCACTGCTACCTAGATCTATAGCATTATCTCTACTAGCTCCTCCAGCAGTAGCTGGAAGAATTGCGTCTGCCCCGTCATGAAATCTAATATTTGTATTGGTAGAGCCTACATAAATGTAACCACCATTAGTACCAATACTTCCAACTGTTGAGTTATCTTTTAAGAAAACTGCTAAATCTCCATCCGATGTTTTTCTATTTAAAACTAATGATCTACTACCATCCTTAACAAAAGAAGCATCGCCTGTAGAGTTCATTCTTATGCCTACAGTAGAATTATCTAAAGCAGTCTTACCAATCAACAAGTTTCCAGAGCTATCGATTCTGGCAAACTCTGATTTTGTAGAATTTCCTGAAGTGGTTGAACCGCCTACCATTTTGCCAAAAGTTATATCAGCAGAGGTCGATGATTGTGCTTCAGAGCTTATATAGTTTCCTGCTTGCTCATTTACAAGTCTAATATTCGCCTGTAGTAATAAGTTGGCTGAACCTGAAGATTGGTCATATCCACCTGTAATACCAATCCAATTATCTTGAGCTGCCGTTCCTTGTACTTTTATGTAAGCATTGCCAGAAGGAACATGATATGTGTTGCCTGACGACCATGTGCCTTTTGCAGAAGAGCTTAAATCTAAACCAGCTTGCGGAGAAGTTTGACCGATACCTACGTTGCCACCATCGAGAATACTTATTCCATTTGTTGTTTCATAATGAACTAAATCAATTCTTCTTGAAGCCTGAGTTGAGTTATACACATACTTTAATACACCACTTAAATTAGCTCCATTATCCTTACCAAACAGGAATTCTGTTTCTCTGCCATTTGTTGTTTGCTGTGTGTTAATAATCTTAGACATTACATCTACATCACCACTGCCCCTAATATCTAATATAGAACTAGGGTCTCTGAGTCCGATACCTACGTTTCCATCGTAGGTGATAGTCATTTTTGAATCGGCAAGTTCAGCGTTATTGTTGTTTGCATTGCCGTCTAAGCAGAAATGTAAGTTTGTTCTAGCATTGGAGTCTTTTGCTTCTGCTATTATTGCAGCCTTCATGTAATTGTCTGAATAACCAAAACCAAGACCAAGCCATTTGCCATCAGCATTAAATGAAGCAGAGGTTAATTTAAGACGATACTCGTCTGCTGCTGTGTTATGAATAGCAACAGTAGATGCTGGGTTAGCCGTACCACCTGAGCCAACAGTTAATAGTGATGTTGGCGAACTTGTTCCGATACCGAAGTTTCCTGAGCTATCAAACCTTGCAGACTCTGATGTTCCCTGTCCAAATGCAAGGGGTTCAGCACTAAATGTTCTAAGTGTCCATGTTGGATTAGCCGCTGCTAAATTAGAGCATTTAATAGCAAAAGCTCCTGTATTTGATTTAAATGCAGCTACATCTACATCTGTACCTGAAGAACCACCAAATACATGAAGTTTAGAAGTAGGAGAATCAGTTCCAATACCCACGTTTCCATCACCTCTAACAACCATAAGAGGATTAGAAGCAGCATAAGCACCAAAGGCAAAAGCAGAAGTACCAGTATGTGCAGTCTTAGCTATTAAGCCAAAACCATTGGTTGAGTTTGTGTTTTCAACTTTTGCTGCATAACCTCCAGCAACGCTTCCAGTAACATGCAGCGGATGAGATGGCGAAGTTGTTCCGATACCTACGTTTCCAAGATGATTAATTCTTAAACGTGAAGTGCCATCATTGCTTATATCAAAAGAATTAGTTGAGCCATAGGGTCTGCCTATGAAAAAATCTTCGTTATCAGATTCATCGTAAATAGTAAAACCTGCTTTTCTATAAAAAGGAGCTTTTACAGAAACACCTGCAATAAGACTGCTTAAACTGTTGTTTGTGCCTTCAACTAAAAGCTCTGAACCAGTTTGTGAAATGTGTAGATTTTTAGTAGGCGAAGTTGTTCCGATACCTACGTTTCCAGAGCTATCGATTCTGGCTCTTTCTGCTCCGTTAGTGCCTGTACCAAATATTAAAGGCTTAGAGAAAGCTTGTAAAATAAACTCGTCAGCCGTAAAGTCTGCTCCTAATGTACCAACAGTTGCTCCACTATTATCAGTCCATTTAACAGGTCTGTGGTTAGCCCCTGCGGTGTTCTGAAATTCTGCGATAAATCCTGCGTTGGTAGCAACGTGTAATTTCCAATTTGGCGAATCAGTTCCGATACCTACGTTTCCAGAATCATTAAAAGTAACAGAAGCTGCTGCTGTTGCGGAATTATGGAAACCTAAATCACCATCTGCATCCACGCCAATTTGCCAACTTTCTGCTCCACTATTTTCTTCTATGTGCAAAGCAAAATTGTTGGTATCTGTTTTAACCATTAAAGGTCTGTCAGCAGAAGTTTCTATTCCACCAAACTCTGCTCTTGTAGCTAAAACTGTACCTGTTACGTCTAGATTTCCGCCTATTTCAGTAGCACCACCTGCCGCAACTCTAAAGTATGAACCAGAGCCGTTTTCTGCTCTAATTGCATATCCACTGTCTTGCCTAATATCTAGTTTTGCACTTGCCCCTGTGTTACCTAGACAAAGTGATTCAGCACTTGCATCCCAGAATAAACCTTGGGTTGAACCTGTATCATCGTAAAAGGAGATGTCTCCGTTTCCACCAAACTGCAAGACTGTGTTTGATGTCGATAGATCATCATCTAATGACCTAATTTTTAAAATACCAAAAGATGATCTTAAATCCCAATGTCCATCTGTTACATCAGTTTCCTCTAAAATTAATCGTGGAGTTGTACTTGAAATCTTAGCTTCGCCTGTAACGTCTACACCTGTTGAGGTTGTAACAAGTTTTGGTGCTCCTGCATTATATAAAAATACTGACCCTGCTGGTTTTAATACTATATTTTCACTTGT